GTTCGGATTTTGTTACTGTAAAGCCGTAGTTGTAAAAATCAATACTAAATACATTGCTTTGTCTCAGCGTTAATAAAAGAACTCCAACTCCATTATGAAGTATGGCAAATAAACTGATAGTTGTACCTTGTTCAAAATGATCTTCGCTTATGTGAATGATATATACCCCCGGTAGAAAAGAATAATCATACGTAAAACCATCTTCCAAGGATCCAATTTCATATTGATCACTAATAATATACCTATCTCCTGTATGGTAATGAGAATAAACATCACCGGATAACGCGGCTTGCTTAGCATTCCACATTGATTTTTCAGCATCAGTTACAAAACGCTTGGTTTCATCTTGAGTAATAATACTTGCTGGATGATTAGCTGGATGTGTATACCTATCTACTGTATGGTAATGAGAAGAAATATCACCGGATAACGCGGCTTGATTTTTAAACGAACTTTTAATAAACCACTCTGTACCATCGGTGTAAATAGATATGGCTTCATTATATTGTGTTAAAAAATAACTAGAACTTTTGTCTATCAATTGCGAGGCATACGGTTTTATACGAACGCTATTTGCAGAATTATCTGTTTTTTTAAACGTATAATTAATGCCATTTAGTGGTGCTGTATCTCCTAATTGAGCTGTTATATGATCGTTGGTTGCATCTAAAAAAATAATACAATCGCGTTCCCCCACAACGTATGATGATGAAGTACTAAAGGAACTGCTATTTTTTATAGAGCCGGATATGATTTTTAAGCTATTAATTAATAACTCATTCGCCCCCTCATTGTTATAACCAAAAGTCATAATGTCAACCCATGTACCTATTCCTTTGTTAGGATTGGAAACTGTACATCTCTGAAGTTTTAGCGTTGCTACATTATCAAAAAAACGATAATCATAAATCGTATCACTGGTCATTGAGTTAGCGAAATAAATGTATTTATTTCTTGCGGTGGAAATATCTTGAGTAAAAAAAGTAACGCCAGAAAAGATATTAGATAATGTTTTTACTTTTGCCCACCAATTCCAAATGCGTCTACCAGAAACATAATCAGTTGATGTGGTATAAGTATCCTCTACATTTGGTTGCGATATTTCAGGCATTGTTTTAGCCCCGTTATTAATAGCCAAATAATCAGAAGCCACGGAGCCGTTATTGAAAGCAAGCATATATATTTCTACGGAAGTATCAGCGGTTACTATTTTAACAATATCGCCCTTTTGCATCTTGAAATTAACCGTATTCCATTCGTTTGCAATGAACAAAGCTAATGTATTTTGTGATGAAATAAATACATCATTAATAGCCAAATCGGGCAACTGACCGGATATTAATTTTCCATCGCTTCCCAAAGTTGCTACGCCGTTCACCATACCCATTTCAGAACGCTTCACCTGTTCATCGTTCGTAACATTTGATAAACCAACTTGCGCCCTGCTCACATTGTGTGGGTTTGATGTGTTATTTTGATGAGCATACGAACTATCTATTTTAGTCTGTAAAGCAGTTGTTACCAACATACTTTCATCATCGGTTTTATGAACAAAGTTATTCACTATATCGGTATCAATTTCCTTATGTTTATCAATTTGTAAACGTGCGTTTGGAGTGAGATACGAAATTATTTTGTATAAAATGTCGTTTCTGGTTGCCATAATATTTTTAGGTTAAGTAATCGTTATTATTGTAATCTTGAAAAAAGTAATCAGCTATGTTTGCTGAATTGTAAATGTAAAATACATCAGAGTAAATCATTTTTTCGGAATCGGAAAATTCATAGTAATAATACCCAGCATCGAAATTAATACCTGAAATAGCGTTTGTATCAAATTCCCATCGCTTCATTGTACCTGAAATTACAGCATTTATACTGCCAATGCCTAATATGATAGTAGATTCAGCAATTATTTCAGTGCCAACGGTAACGGCGCGATCCAATATATCTTTAATTTTTATTAATCGCAATGATACCACCGTTTGACCTGTATTGGTAAAAAAATCAGTTGTAAAGCAGGGTATTTTATTATTTGGGCATGCCAGCGTACCTAGGTTTACATTTCTTTTGTTTTCGAAAAATAAGAAACTGAATTTTTTAGTTTTATTTAATTTTAGTAAACTCATGCTTTGTATATTTTATAAGTCCAAAATCCACCGTTTAACGGTTCTTGTATTTCTTTAAACAGATAATCATCGCTATTTCTATATCCATCGTTATCATACCATTCTTTTAAGCAACATATTTCTTTATGTACTTTCAAATCGAATATATTTCCGAAAGCAGGTGCAATTATTTCTTTATCCATATTTGGTGCAATTAATTGATGATTACTAATCAACATTAAATTGCTTAATTCTTTATTATAAGTGCCATACGTATCATATTCAACATCGAATTTCAAAGTGTTTCCATTGAATACGCAATTTGAAAATGCAAAGCCTGTATTTGGTACAACATCATTATTGAGTGAATTTCTAAGTAAATTTACATCATTGCATACCTCACTAAGTGTAATTTCTTTTGTTGGATTATTTATATCAACTCCATTAAAAATTATTTCCTGAGTTGCAAATTCAGTTTTCCAACTGGTATTTTCGTTTTGGTCAAAATACATGGTAGAAAGTGATACTTTTCGAATATATTTCGTATTATCATATTCTTTGGTATTTTGGGTTTTTAGCCAATCAATACCATAGAAATTACCGAAATTAATAATAGGCAGGTTGTAACCAAGTGGCGATTCTGGTAAATAATTACGCGAAACGGCTAATTTATTGTAATCATTTATATAAAAATCGGCATTGAAAAGCCCCAACATCATTTCATTCATTTTTTTCAATGAAAGATTATAAGCCGTGGCATTTGAAACGGTGTATTTTTTTATATCGGAAATTACTGATATAAGCATATCTTGAGTAACAGGTAATGTACCATCCATAAACGGTGTGTACAGTGTATCCAATACCTCACGAACAAGGAAACCGTTATATTGTAAATTAGTAGGTTGTTTGGAGCGATAATTATAAATATTTACCGTTTTTTCGAAATCAATATCATATTGGGTGTATTGGTCCAGTAGATTTACTTTAAATTCTGCTTTTTTAATATTGTAATCGAACTGGCCTTTAATGGGAATACGCAGGTAAGTATAAAAAAGACCGTTTTTAGTCATTTCAATATCGAAAGAATCAATATTATTTGTTTGCCAAAAATTAATAATATAATCAAAATCAGCCCCAACAAAGGTAAGATTACCTTCAAACGTAAAGCGCGACCGTAATTGACCTTCCCTTTTCATGATAATTTTACACTTATCGTAAAAAGGAGAAAACTGATAAAGCCTGCTATTTGTTACATGATAAAATTCGTACATCATGATGCAAAAGGATAAAAAATGGTTTGATCGTATTTTAAATCAATATCTACCTCGAATACATTAATTAAATCGGCTTGCTCTTTAATATCTGCTGTTACCGGTTCAATAGCCGTGTATACATTGCCATTGTAAATAATAGAAACACCGTTTGAAACGCCGGAATTTAGATAAAAACACCGGTGTAAATATTTTTTCAATTGCAACATTTCATTTTCGGTAACAAATAATTTGATTGAAAGTACAGCGGCATCAATACTTTTGAATGTGTAATTTATTCCGGTTTGGTTATTATTTATCAATTCCGGCTTGGTTCTATCCAGTTTAGGTAGTAAACAGGTATAAAATGAAAGCGTTTGTCCGGCTGCAAAATCAATTATGTTATCAATGTTTTTATTATTCGACAATTGCAATTTTACCAAGTCATTGTCAGTTTTCCCAAATTTGTTTTGTGGATAGGTTAAGTAATTGATAATATTAACTGCATCGTGAATGTATTCAGCAAATTCAATAGTTGTTTTATAAAAAGCAGTATCGCTGAGTTTATCATTTTTCAATGATAATACTTTTACAGGAACAGAGCTGCCATTTTCATCTATCACCGTTACATCGGTGGCCAAATTAAGGTTATTATAATTTACCTGTTCATTGGCATAGGTTGTAAGTCTGTATTTTCTGTAATTATGAATTTGTACAGGCTGTTTATCAGATAAAAAAGGTTGGTGAACCGTTCGCCAATATTCTTTTGTTTCCAGTCGTTTACTGAAATAATCGGGAAGTAACTCCAAACGCGCATCTACGTAAGAAGTATCAGTAAATCCACTACTATAAAGCTGCGGAATGCCTTTTATTAATATTTGTGTAATTTGCCTCATATCTCAATGGTTTCATTGCCCCAAATATCGACAGTTTTATTGTTAGAAACGAACTTGAAACGTGTCAAAATGTTGACAGTTTGTTCATGCAAATGATTTGCTTTTTGCTGTTCCTTTAGCAATTTGGAATAATCGTTGTTTATTATAGTTGTTTGGCCCTTAATAGTACCAATTTGTAATTTATTCATGAATCGGCCTTGATTAATGGCTTCTAATTCTTTTTCGTATTTCCGTGCGTGTTCTTTGCGTACCACAAATTCATTGCCTTCCAATTCAGCTTTTACGCCGCCTTCTGCATGCGATTTGCCTTTTATCCATCCGCCCTCGGCCAGTTTTGGTGTATCAGAATTAATGGATTTCATCATCATTGCTTTTTGAATAACAAAAGCTCCCCACATGGCTGCAATGGCTGCAATTCCTAAAGCAACACCAATTACAGGAATAGAAGCGAAACCGGAAATTATTTTAGCAGATGCAGTAATCATACTTGAGCCTTGCGTAATGGTATCCATGGCCAGTTGTGCCCGTTCCATTTTCTTTTTATCTTCGAATGCTTTATCACGTTCTTTTTTAAGTTCTGCATTTCGTTTTTTTTCAGCATCAATTTCTACTTTTTTTGCATCAGCATTGTTTGCCAATCCTTGTTTTTTATAGTCGAGTTCTGTTTTGTATTCATCTTCGAGGGTTGCAATTTTATCGTTTGAAACCTGTAAATCTTGTTCTTTGCTTTGCAGTTTCATATCTTGCCATTGTGAGAGCGAATCCATTAATTGCGCTGTGCCTTCTTTGAATTTTTCGACCATAAACAACATGTCGCCTTCAAATTTGCCTTTATCTTCTTCCGGTATATTGAACAATTCAGAAAGCCAATTCATACTGCTTTCACCTTTGGCACCTTTTGCGCCTTCTTGCATTTTTTTCAATTCGGCTTGAGCTTTATCTATAAGAATTTGAATACTTGATATACCAGCTGTATTTGTTGGATTCTCGTCTTTCCCGGCATATAATAATTCCTGTTGTTTTTTTAGTGAATCTATTTGAATTTCAAGAAGTTTTTGTGCCAGTTCTTTTTCATCGGAAATGGTAAGGGCTGCATATTCTATTTGTTTATCTCTATCTTTTGTAAGTTCACTGAATTTATACAGCGAACTTTCTTTGTAAATAGCTTTTTCAAGTGATTGAGTTTTCAATAATTGTTTTTCGTATTCCGGTGTTCCGGCTGTTTTAGTATCGAGAATTACCTTTTCATATTCCAATTGTTTTTCAAGTAATTGTTTGTTGCTTGCATCAGCAAGTTTTAAACGGTCTACGGCCATTTCATATTCTTCTTTTTGAAGGTTTTCAGCGTGTTTTTTAAATATTTCTTCGGCTTTCTTAAAATGGATTTTATCAATATATTCTTTTGCATTCGGAATGTCTTTGTATTGGTTCAAATGCTCGGTATATCGCAATTTTTCATTATCGAGTTGTTTTATTAAACTTTCATCGAGCGATTCAATACGTAATTTTTCCAGATCCGTTATTTTTTTATATGATGCCTCAGCTGATTTTTCATTTTCTTCTTTTTTTGCTTTTTCTTTTTCAAGTCTATCTACTGCATTTTTGAGCGATTCGTCTTTTGCTTTTTCATCTGCCCGGCGTTTCAGTTCTATTTCTGCATAGCTTTTTAAACGTCCGTTGGTAGAGTTTTCAGCTACCATTTCTAATTCAGTTTCTTGTGCCTTTTTGAGATTAAAAGATTTTGTTTGAGTATCATATAATGTATTTAATGCTTTTTCTGCTTTTTCAACTTGCATTTGCAACGCCTCAGTATCGGAAATCATTTTTTTACCAATGGCTGCATCCTTAAATCTTAAATCCATTCTGGCAAAAGCCTCGTCTATTTCTGGAATAGCTTTATTTAAACCAAGTGTAACAAGTGTTTGAGTTAATCCGATGCTCATATTCCAAATACTTTTTAATTTATCGGAAAAAGCATCGGTAGAAAATTTATCTACCGCATTAAGCATATCAGTAATAACAGAAACAAATCCACGGCCAACCAATGAAATAGTTCCCCGCCCTTGATTCATGTTTAAAATTAATTTATCCCAGGCACTACCCATTTTATCCAGATCACCGGCTAAATTATCGGTATTGTCTTTCATTTGTGCCATGGCCACACCGTTTTCTTTAACTTTTTCGGTGTAATCGGTAAAACTTTCAATATTGGAAAGCAAAATATTACCTACTGTAATGTTTTCTTTGCCAAAAAGTTTGGCCATTGAAGTTGCATCGCCCTGTATTTTGGCCAGTTCTTCTAATCGTTTGGCAAATGGAACGGAAGAATCGGAAACAATATCAAGATTTACTTTGTGCTTGGCCAATTCCTCACGGGCCTCTTTTGATGATGATTTAATGGAATCCATTATCAGAACAATATTCCTGATTCCTGTTCCAGCATCACCGCCTTTTTGCCCTTTTTCGGCCAGTGTTTCAATGAGTGCCGCCGATTCTTCTATGCTTATGTTTGAATCTTTTGCAATAGTACCAAATTTCAGTAAAGCATCTGTTAAGTCAGGTACTTCCGCCGATCCTGCTTTTGCTGATGCAGTTAATACATCAATGGTTCTGGCCGCTTCTGATGCCGGAAGGTTAAACTGGTTCATAGCATCGGTAAGCCGTTTGGCTGCATCGGGTAACTCTAAACCGGATGCTTTGGCTAAAATAAGGGCTTGCTCGGTTACTGATTTTAAGCCTTCAGCATAGTTCAATAGTTCCGGTTTGTTACCTCCTATTAATTTCATGGCCTCTACAACATCTTTCCCTGCTATTCCAAAATTAGCACCCATAGTTATGGCATAGCTTGACAAATCTCTTAAATCATCGCCTTTTAATCCTGTTAATGCTTTTAGGTTGGAAACTTGTTTTTCAAATTCAATGATTTTTTTGAAGTTGTCCATTACTGAGCCTAAAGCTGTTGATATAGCTCCAATGGCCACACCAACGCCCGGAATAGAAGATATAGCACTTTGTATTTTTGAAATACCATCGCCAAAGGATTTAAAACCTTTTGGATAGTTTCCTACATTTCTTTGAAAATTACCAATTTGAGCATCAGCATTTTTAATAACTTTATCTAATTTTTGGATTTCAGGAATCATTTTTTCTCTTAATTCCTCTGATGAGTTCCTATATTTATCCTTTAATAATCCAAGTAGTTTAGATTGTTCTGCTAATGTTGCATTATTTTCAGCATATTTTTTTGATAAAATAGCAATTAATTGAGATTTTTCAGCTGCTTTAATTTTTTCCTGTTCCTCGGCTTTCTGAAGTTTAATAACTTCTTTTGTTACAGAGCTTATAGCTTTTTCTTCAGCTTTAAAGGCATCTTCTAATTCCTTTTGTCGTTGCTTTCGAGATGTTGCTGTTTGCTCAATTATATTATTTGTTTGAGCAATTTTTTTTTGAATTTCAGTTAAAATAGGAACGGATTTTTCAAATTCTTTTAAATCTAAACCTGATGAGATTTTTGTATTTGAAAAATCCTTTAAAAATGAAAGTGCATCTTTGACCTCCTTTAATGATAAAAGGCTTTTTTTGTAATCGCCAGCACTTTTAATTAATTCATTAAACGCTTTTATAATTTCGTCTTTTTCAATTAAATCGTTTAAATTAAGTTTGTTTTCTGCCATTTTATTTTTATTTTTGGAGATAAATACTACATATTATGAGTAATTACATGAACAATGATGAGTTTATAAAGAAGGTTATTGAAACACTAGAAAATAAAAAACAACCTCTAAAACCTGAAAAACAATATATTTCAGAAGAAGAAAAATTTATTAAATCTGAATCTGAAAAAGAACGAAAAATTGTTATTTGGACAATAGTAATCTTTGTAATTCTTATGCTTTTGGGTGGCTGCCCTGTGTTCTTTGTGCCAGCTTAAATCGCTAATATTTATTTTACTACAGGTTCTTTCAACCAATCAATAGCTTCATTTGCATGATTGTTATAATGAGCAGAAATGATTGTTTTTAAATCCTGTTTTTTTTGCATAACCTCAATATTTTCATCGAAAAGAAATTTTTCAATTAAAATTACAAAATCATTTGTATGTATTTCCGATGTTGATAAAACGTAGTGAGATAATCTAATACCGTTGCAATGCAACCCATCAACTGCCCTGTATATTCTGTTTTTCTGATTTTCGAGATAACTCAATAAATCCTGATGAATGATTAATTGACGGTGTTTATTTTCAATATGATTCCGGTCAATTATATCGTATAATTTCAGTAATAAATCACGTTCTGCACTTTGTATGGAAAATGTGTAAATGTATTGAGCCTGAGCAAAAGAAAGAACATCAATTACTTCTTTATTTAACAAACTCATTACTTTTTCTTTCCAAACCGCTTCTTCATTGTATTTTTTTACTTCAATATTTCGTTTATCAGCTTCTATTTTCATAGTTAAATTCCGTTCGAAATACTTCATTGTTATGGTTACAACTGCATAAATTATCCATACCGAAAGCCCAATCCATACAGGGAAACTGTTTAATAATTCTTTCAATTCCATTACATTAATATTCTTTTAAATTCGTTTAACATTTCTTGTTTCATTACTTCTATTAGTGTTTGCTGTTCATCGGTATTAAGATTTAATATTTCGTTTGAAAATTCTGCATTTGTGGCGAATGAATCTTTGAAATTATCTTCAATCCTACCGTTTTTTTTTCGTGTTTCTGCTGAAATTGTGATAAAGTTTTTCGAATGTTTTATACTAAAACTATTGAAAAATTGGCCGGTATCGGATAAAGTAACCCGGTTTACAGGTTGCGATTTTGCCCGTTTAATGATTTCCGTGTTTTTGGAATAAAAACCCTGTTTACCTTTTAACCGTTTGGAATTACTGCGTGCAAAATCTGTTCGTAATACTTTCCCTGTTGCGGTAATACCTTTTTCGAAAATTCGTTTCTGAATGTCTCCAATTAAATTATATTGCAAATTAGAATTAGATAAAATCCGAAATATCATTTTATCAATATCAATGCTTTTAAGCTGGTTTATCATTCCATCAATTCCCATTGTATTGAATGCTTTTAGTAAATTGTTTGCGATGGGCCAGGTAATCGGCTAAACTCATTTTGAAGCGATCTATTTGAAAGCCTAAAAATTTACTTAACACGCCAATTTCATCGTCTATATTGGTTGTTTGTATTTTTACAACGGCTTCAAACTTTTGTTTAAGTTGATGTTCGTATAATGCTTTTTTGTTTTTATATTCCGGCTTAGGTTCTATTTGATAATATAAATCGTTTAACAGAATTTTGGCCATTAATCGTTCGTTTGAACAATCCACATCAGGAAGTTGATAAACGATTTCACGGAAAGCATTTTTTAAATATTCATCATTCTCAAAAAGTTGGGTTGCTGATGTAAAAAAGTCCTGTTTTTGCATAAATGCAAAATTTCCCGTTTTGGTAATTTCGAAAAAATTAGCCACCGGAAGTTGTCGTATATCTGTGTATATTTCCATAGAAAAAAAACGATGAATACCATGATAAAAATCATAGTACTCATCGAATCAGATTCATTAAATGGTAATTGATAACGTATTTATACCTTCAATTAAATGTCCGGTAGTTAATAGCGCAGGGGCTTTAAGTGCCAGCGTATAACTTCCGGTTGCAAAAGTACCTGCCAAATCATAAGAACCATCACCATTATCAGTGGCGATTGTAATAGTTACAGGTGTTGCGCCTAATTTTAAATCAAAATCGGCTTTTTGCAAACCTACATATGGGCTGTTTTCCAAATCGGTTTTAACGGTAGCCACTATTTTAGTTGTGGTTGCTGATGTTTTAGCAATTACCACGTCCCAAAGTCCGGTTTTATCATTAATATCGAAAGAAGGCATTACAACCATTCCATTATAAAGAGTATCTTCCGGCTCCTGGCTTTGCATAGTAATAGTTAATTTTTCGCTTTCCGCTTCTTTATCTTTCGATTTTGAAACCATTACATACACTTTTTCGAACAAAAATTTTGTTTTTGTTGCTTGATCTGTGATACCTTTTATATATCCTTTTGAGGTAACAATGGCGCGGTATAAATACTTTTTGTCAAAAGTCAATAGTTTACGCATCATTTTTGGCGTTACGTTTGGAATACTGAATTTGTCTACGCCACCTTTTTGATATAATTGAATGGTTCTGCCACCAATTCCGGTTTCGGAAACGATTTCATCATCGGCCAATTCTACTTTAAAATTTTCTCCTATAATTGGATATGCTCTAATACTCGATGGAGCTTTAATAAACCCGTCCCAGGTTGCCTCAAGCATTGCACTTTCTTCTGTAACCGCTTCTAATCTGCTTTCAGAAAGTAAATAACCGGTAGTGTACCCGATATATGGATTAGTAACCGGAAAACGTGTGTTTGATAAATTTGCCATAATTTTATTAGTTATTTAAGATTTTAATTTTTAAATTTTTTATTTCAATAGCATCAACAAATTCGTTAATGATGTTTTGCGATTTTTCGGAACCAACAAAAAAACAGTCTGTTTTCTCATGCAATGGTTTATCTGAAGGCATAATATGAAAGAACTTATCTTTGTTTCGTTTGAACTCATAAATCAATTCGTAATACAAAGGGTAAAGCGTTTTTATAAATGATTCTTGCAAACGCCGTGTATTGGTCCAATTTACATCGGTAGGCGTTAATAAAATCATATATAAATTCGTTTCTTCGTAAATATTTTCCTGATTCGATATACTTTCAGTGCCATAATCAATTAAAGCCACCAACGGAAAACGCTGATTTTTGAATGTTTTTGAATCGTTTCTGTTTTTAAGCCACTCCATTAACTCTGCATAAGAGCCGAAAACGAAGTAAGGTGCATTGGCAACCCATAAACCGCTTGTTTCATCTGTTAATGAACTTATGCCATTATCTACCGTGAAAACATTACGAGATTCTACGGAAATAACCTTAACGTTTTCATTATTGAATTGTGTAGTTCCTGAAATGGTAATGTAATCGCCTCCTTTTAAGGATATATTTACATCGGTTGTAATTCTGTATTTACTACCGGAAACACAAGAAATTGTTAATATTTTTCCTGTTTTTCTAAGTCTGGAAACTACCGTTTCAACTATTTGCGGAATGATAATCATATATCGAACAGATTAATAAATGAATAATTTGAAGGTGAAAAACCTGCATAAGTATCGGCCAGAACCTCATTTTCGATTTCAATTAATTTTTGGCATTCAATAATCTGTTTTACAGCCTCATTATAAGCCCAAACTAATTTAGCACGCGGATTCGAATGATTAAAACCGTTTGGCGTGGATGCTTGCAAATTACCTTGAGCAGTTAATTGATTTTCGTTTTCTTTAACCCATTGATAATAGGTTAAATATTTAAAAATTTCATTCATACCTTTAAATCTGCATACACAGCCATTATAAACAAATTCTTTCCCATCGCGTAAATCCAACCATTTCTGAACCTCTGGAATTATTGATAAGCCGGAAATAAAATCTTTCGCTAGTTGATACCCTAAAATCAAATCCAGTTCTTTAATCTGGATTTGCTCGGCAATATCAAAAAGTTTTTCTTTCGTTGCCGGATTGTCTGTTCCCGAAATGTTCAACAACCCACAAAAATCTGTATCAGTAATAAAAATCATTTCTTTTTGGGTTTAGCTAATTTTTTTAGTTCTTCCTTTTCAATAGCTTCTTGTAAATTATTAAAAGATTCTTCTAATTCCTCACTTGCTTTACAGGCAATTTTTAAACTAATCCATGATTTCGCTACCTTATCGGGAATTTCAACCACCTCGCTACGTTTAATTTTTGTGCCTTTGTAAATTAAATCTGATAATGCTATTATTTTCATAATTGATAATTTAAAGTGGATAATTGATAATTGAAAAAACAATTATCAATTATCCGTTGTTAGATTAAGCAGTTTCTAAAAATGTTTTACCGGCTGCAAAAGTATGATAAACAAAAGCTTCTGTATCGTTTGCTTTAACAAATGAACCTAATCTTTTCACACCTCGAACGGTAACTAATCGTTTTGAAAAGTCATCGTTTTCCCAACCCATTTGAATAGTAATTGTTTGACGATCACGAATATTAAATCTTGATAAATCACCTACTAAATAAGATCCTTGAGGAATGGTAACCGATTGAAGTAATTTAACACCTGCTATCACATACCCATCAGGCATGCTATAAATAGGCATTACATATTCGCCGGTAGTTGCTTTTGCAGAAGTCATAATGTAGAAATCAATCGGATTAACGATTACTGCATTAGGAATGAAACGGCCTTTACCGTTTGCGTAAATCTGAGCAATTGCCGCTCCTATAACGTCCCAGTTGTTCGCTAAATCTACTTTATTTTGCAAAGCTGCATTTGAAAGCGTTTTTGCATATTTGGTAAGTCCGTTTATTTGAGGCGTTACACCTGTTCCGGCAAGTAATTGGCTATCTTCTTTCAATGATAACTGATGAATTAAATTGCCGCTGATTTCTGCTTGTAATCCGGGCAAATCATCCAGTAAATCTTCAGTAACTTTAATGTAATCGGTAATATCCTCTACCTTTGCACTGGCGGCAACATACGACCATGAAACCTGACTTGATGCAGCTCCCTCGGCAGTATTCGCAGCTGAACCCTGAAAAGCAGTTTGTTCTACCCATGTAATTAAATTACTTATAATAGAGGCTGTATTGGAAAGCAAACGCAAAACAAAACTTTCTCTAACTATATTATTAAATCCAACTTCCACATTGGGTTGAATAACATAACTACCGGAAAGGTTAGCGGCTTCAGTCATCGTTGCCGGAGCTTTTATTTCAATATCCACAAACCCTGATTTATTACCGGCTTTTATTTTTTCACGAATCAATTCAGCAGCTTTACCAATAGCTTCATCATACGATTGTTTGAAAGAGTTGGTATTATTACCATGTTTTCTCATTTTTTCGTAATTCAAAGCCATTTCCTGTAATCCGGTTTTGATTTCTTCAACTTGTGTTTTAACTGCGTTGAATTTATCTAACCCTGAATTATCCTGAATGAGTTTTTCGATTTCTTTAAATTTATTATCGAATTGCGTTTGAGTTAAAAACCCGCGATCCAATTCAGCTTTAAATTTATCGAGTTTCTTTTGAATCATTTCCGAAAATTCTTCCTGTTCTTTGGTAAAAACAGCGTTTTCACCCAGAACACCCGAAGGCATAGGAATAAGATTCATAAACTGAAGCGCAATCGCGCCTACTAATGTGGGTAATCCGATGGATGCAAAAAGAATGCTACCCATGAGTGCCCAAAATAAAACACTAATGATTTTTCTTGAAGTTTTCATAATTATTAAAAATTGATTAATTAAAAATTTACGTTATTTAAACACGTCCAAAAACTTGCATCCGGCTTTTGAATGTTTTTTTCAGTGGAATCATCCGGCTGTTTTTTCTCATTCAGAAGTGAATTGAATATATTTTGAAGCTGATTAAGTTCTATTTCGAGATTGTTTAACGTTTCATCAGTTAAACAACCTACTTTCAGAGCTTTTAACACTCTATTCATTTTTCCGGTAATGAAATTGATTTCGTTTTCGCCTGATTTCATTCCCAAAAACGGTGTATTTTCATTCATTCCCCATGTAACTGTTGAACCTTCGAATAATTTTAACTCTAAAAGTTTATAAAATACGCCAGAAGGTTTTTCAGTTGTTGCCGGAATTTCTACCCTTTCAGTTTTAATTTCTCGATAACCAATGGAATGTTGATTATATACGTTGGCATCATAAAGTTTCAATGTATCTTCCCCGAAAGACGTTTTTACTATTTCGGTTTCGAAATACAGCCCGGTGGCATCTTCTTTTAATACGTTTGGCTTTCCAAGAACTTGTTCTGTATTATGTTGTAATAAATGAAAAATTAAATCTTTGCCACCTTTGCCGCGTTCCTGAATGGATTTTTTGAATGCGCCCTGAATAATCATGTCGCCACCTGAATCAATATTATTGAAGGCTGCAAAATATCCTGTTACAATGCCTTTTTTTGAATCAACATCTTTTAAAAATCCGTTATTTATCGTTTTGAAATTCATATTTTTTTTATTAAAGTCCTATTGCTTTTCTATATTCAGGAATCGAAATTATACCGCGATCAAGCCTACCCTGTAATAATATTTCTTTCTGCATTTCATCTTCTTTCAACTCTGAAATAGATTCGAGTTTTGGCCGGAAATAAAGCCCTTCTTTTTCGAGATTAAAACCTTTATTGTAGGCCGCACATTCTGTTTTTAATAAAGGAATTACAGCATTTGTATATAAATATTTCCTTGCGGTATCCATATTGTTATAAGTGGCTGCATCGTTAAAAATTAATGGTAATGGATAACGATACCTGTTGGCAATAGCTATTATTGCATCTTTTTTATTTTCTAAAGATTGCAATTGCATTAAATCCATAGCCATTTGTGTGTATTCTACGTTTCCGGTAGTTATCAAAATACTTGATTTGTTGGCGTGGAGGCCGTATTCTTCAAAGTATTTTTGTTTTAAAGCTTTCGCCTCATCACCCGAAAGCGGAAATTGAGAATCTTTAGATGAAATAATACCTAATGCGCCTCGTTTCTGAAACATAGAAACAATTGCATCATGAATAGAACTTAAAGAAGTGTTGCTTTTTATGGAAAGTGCCAAATTTCCATATCCTAACAAGTATTGACCATTATCAAAATTTACATTTACATCTTTTATATGAATTATTTCATCGGGCGAAAATGTTAATTTGCAACCTGTGTTTAATTCATATCTGTTTATTTTATTTAATCGGTAATCAACAGAATCAAATGGATCTTCAGTCACTATTTGTAAATATTGGGCCGGTAATACCCAAAGCTCAACCTTGTTGATTGCTTTTGGTAAATTAGCATCTACTTTATTGATGAATGAATTGCCTAATGTGAGATAAAAGATTGCATTTGTTTTTCGAAATAGCTTCCCATCTTGAATAGGATTTGGCATTTTTAAAGAATCAAGTACCCAATGATCTGTTATTTCTATTTCGTCTCCTTTATTGTTTTTTTTATATAACCCTAACTCGATGGATGATGCAAGCTCTGCTATTTCATCTACCATAGAGTTAATTTCAGTTATTCCGGTGTAAATAGATAATAACGCCACGTTTGACGAGGTAAGCCAAACCGGGTTTATAGTTCCAAATCCTGTTACAGTAGGTTTTATTCTTTGTAAAGAACCTGATGTAAAAAGAATTTGTTTTATTTTGTTGAAAAATGTCATATAATTATATACATATATAGATACAAAAATATAATTGATTTTTATATCTTTGCATTAATAAACATATCAAAATGATGATAGTATTTTAACCATGATGACAAAGGAGAAGATATTACAAGCATACGATGATCAAATAATCACTGCGAAGCGTAGAGATTATTTATTGAAAACCATTGAGGTAAAGGAATTTTCTACACAGAAAATGCCTCATGTGGATAAAGCAAAGCGGTTAAATATAACCATTCAAACTTATTATAGAATGCTTAAACGATGATGAGTATAACGGAACGATTGAACGACCGCAGAGCCGATTTGCTGAATAAGATTTTGTATTTTAAACAAAAAGCAAAAAGTGGTAGTTTTTGGATAAAATGGAAATATAATTTTCTGATTTGGGAAGTAAATCGACAAATTAGGATTATTGATGAGTATTTGAAAAAGTAATATTGGTAAAATCAGAAAGAAACTGTAGCAATTTAGCCTGGTGTTTTTGTGGTATTTTTCGTTTGCCTTTTACTGCCATTTGCAAAGTGCTATTTGGTATTCCAAACCATGAAGTAAAGGCAATGGTTTTGAAAAAAGGGAACTGATTAAGAAGTTTTACTATTTCGTTTGTTTTATCTTCCATATGTTTTGTTTTTATTAGAAAGGGCTGCCATTGTGCAGCCCCATGAAACCGGTTGTCAATAAAAATAAGTATGCAAAAACAAAGTTAAGCTAAATTATTTTTCCGGTTTTTTCAATCTGTTCTATTTCTTTTTTAAGCTCATTCAATTCATTGTCAATAGTTGCCTCAATATCATCTATATCACTATCGGTAATATCTTTGCCCGACAATTGTTTTTTTAGAAACAAATCTTGAATATCATCATCGGTAATTTCTGATGCATCTTTAAATATTTTTTCTAATTCTTTGTTCTTCATAGCTGTATGTTTTTTAGGGGCTTTCGCCCCTGTTTTTACTGCAAATCTTTCTTTATTTTTTCAATCTGTTTTTGAAGTTCAGTTTCGGTTTTTTTTATTATTTTTTCAAGTCGTTCAATCTTTTCTTCAGCTTCTTTTATTTTTTCTTTTAATTCTGTTACTGATTGTTTCGCTCCTTTTACAATGGTTTTTAGATTTCTTAATCGTTTCGAGATTCTAATAAATTCATTCATTTTCTTTGTTTTTATTGTTTTACTTATTTTTTATTGACATAACAAAGATATGAATTAATTTCTATTTGTGCAAATATTTACACATGTTTTTATGAAAAATAATTATTTTTTCACCCACAAATTTTATCAATAACTAAAAAAAGCGAATCGTCAATAACGTCCTTATTATATTCGATGTAATAATCTGTGATAGAATTGAGTTTGTGCCCTAAAAGAATGGATATTATTTCATGTTTTACACCTAAATTAGCGGCAATAGTGGCAAATGAATGCCGGGCGTAATAGGTTGAAACGGGTTTATTTATTTCTAATTTGGAACAAATAATTTTAAGTTGTTTGTTTACCACTTTAATAAAATCTGAATGTGGTTCTGATTTTCTGTTTTCAAAATTCTTGCCTTCAATAAATTCTAACAAAAATAAATTACCGGCATATTTTTCAATTATAGTTTTTGCAACCGGATGGATTAATATAGATATTTCAGTTCCTGTTTTTGCCCTGTTTTTATCAATTCGATTTTGATAAACGTCTGTTTTTTTAATGTTCAAAATATCTTTAAAATTCATACCGGCAAAGAAAAACGAAAGCAAAAATATATTTTTGGCAATATCTTGTTTTTGGTTTTCAGGTTGGTACGTATAAATATTTTTAATATCTTGGATTGAAATATTTCGCTTTACGTTATTTTTAGTAGGAAGTTTGAAGCCTTTGAATGGATAAATTATTAGCAAATCTTCATTTACTGCTTTATTGCAAACGGCTCTTAATGACCGTAAATAAATACTTCGTGATGTTTCGTTAATACCTTTTTGATGTAAATAATTATCAAATAATTGAATGTTTTTTTTAGTTAAATCATTGAAGTTTGTAATCAAATTACTTTTTTTCAACTGATTCAACATACATTCATAACTGGAAGCTGTACTACGTTTGTTATTGATGCGTTTATCTGAAATTATTTGCTGAATAAAATCGAACAAATTTATATTTATGTCTTTTGTTTCAAACTGTTTTATTATTTCTTTTGCCGGAAGTGTATCTATTTCATTGAGAATTATATATTTTATTATCTCTGCTTTTTTCTCATTTAGCAAAAAATTTAATTCATTAGCGTTTTGGTGTTTTATTATCTTTTGTTCGTGTATATCAAATTGATGTGATTTAATTTTAATACCGGTATTGATAAATGCGCTACTTTTTTTGGAGTAAACGTAAAGTAATACAGGAACTTGACCAAATTTATTCTTTTTTTCTTTCCTGATTTTCAAATGAATACAAAACGACTTTTTGGCAACCATTTGGCAAAAAAAATAGGGTTATTTTGTAAAATATGAATTAATCGTCTTTTGATGGTAGGTATAAAACAAAAAAGCTAAATTACTGTTTTAATGTAATTTAGCTTATTTTTTTTGAGTGGGAACTAGTGGATTCGAACCACTGACCCTCTGCTTGTAAGGCAGATGCTCTGAACCGACAATATACTAAATTACAATGCTTTATTTAATTTTACTTTTTTTTGGCAACCTATCGGCAAAAAAACGCTATTTAATTTCTATTGCTTTTTTTTATTTATCCAATTATCTAAATATGTAACTATTTTATATATTTGTATCTAAATTATTAACCTGGTTAATTCGTTCTAAAATTAATTCGTAGTCTTTTGAATTTGTCATTTTTGACCAATTATAATAAAGATAAGAAGAAACTTTTTTATCTGTTTTCGATTGTAATAAAAACATCTCTGTCTCAAATAAAATATATTTATTTTCAATTGATGTTCTGTAAGCTTCTGAATAAACAATTATTATAATTAAACAAATCCACAGTATGATATTATTCAAAAGGATTACACATATAAAAAGAATAACAAACTGATAAGCATTTGATATTCGTTTTGTTGAATTATCAATTTTTAATTTAGCTAAATCAGTAAAATATACATATTCAAATAATTTATTATGCTTAATAAGAAAAGGGAATAATCTAAACAGTCGTATTTTTTTAAAGTATTTCCAAAATATTAAAGTTAATATAAACAATATTTCACCTAAGTAATTTTCGATAACACTATTAAAATTTATAGTTATGAAACTCATTAAAAACATAATATTTATTTTGTATTATATTAACTCAATACTGTTTTTTGGATATGTACCGTCCACAAACGGCAAAAACGCAACCCTTACTATACCAACATTTGTTTTTGCAATATTTTCTTTATTCTTTCGGTTTTCTTATGAATTAATGATTTATTATTTAATACACTGTGTTTTATATATCCTATTTATAACCATTTACCTTTATAAGAAAAAAATACTCACGTTATTACCTTAATTACTTATGAATACAAATCATTTACCCGACACCTTTATTAATAAAGAACACTTTATTAATAAAATAACAAAAATTCGTGAGTTAATTCAATCAATTAAACCAACTATTGATGAATTAGAATCACTCGGTTTTGAAATTAATTTCGTTGTAAAAAACAACCTAATTGATGATTCATTAACTAAATAATTAATTCAAATACTTATGAATACACTATTCAAAAACCTCGTTTCTTTCCTGTATTTTCGATATTGCTACGAAATAAATAAACAGCAATCAGTTAAAGACAAACTATTTCTTAAAAGATATAAGAAAATTACGCAGTTGAACACTAAACTTATTGAAATAAGAACAAAATTGAAAACACTTGGCGTAAACATTAACATTGAATTAAACTTAACTGAATTTTTAAATGAATAATCAAATTAAGCCTCTGATTATTTTTATTGATTCGCTTTTACTTGCCTCTGCAAATTGTTCTAATAGTTTATTCTTTTCATTAAAATTGATTTCTTTTAACTCAATTTCATTTTTTAACTCAGTTAGCAATTTGTTATATACCTTTTCTAATTCAGAATAAACCAATGTACTTAATGCAAGATTGGTTAATTGGTCTTTTGATTGTAACAAAGGTACTTCGCTAAATTTTACCTTTAATTTTTCGATATACTCATTTACTATTTTTTCCATTTCATTCCTTTTTCTTCAATACATCTACCAACTCACGGAGCGTTTCATTCTCACGTTTTAGCCCGGCCACTTCTTTCTCCAGAAACTCTATTTTCATTAAATCACCGTCATTGTGTACCGTGTTGTTATTACCCACTACATTCGAATGCCCGTTTATCGTGCCACTTATCTTTTGAACACCTACACTATTTTCTTTTACGAACATTTCACCGAAACCGGAGAGAAGCCAATTAAGATTTATTCCTAATTTTCCGATTTTTTCCAAAATTTCATATTGAATTTTCTTTTTACCTCTTTCAATATCACTAATGCTTTGTTGATTTATCTCAAGTAATTCAGCGAAATCACCTTGTTTTGTAGTAAAATGCTTTCTTACCAGTATAAATCTATCTATTTCAAACATATAAAAAATAATTAAGAAATTATCGAAAAAAAAAAAAAAAAAATTTGTAGTTTAAGAAATTGTT